CCGGAATAGAGTGGTTCTATCACTGCCCACTGTGCATCTGTCAGGTTGCTCGGGTACGCCTGCCGCACTTTATCGCTTCTTTTCATGTGTTTATTTTACTACTTGAGTCGGCTTTTGTGAATATGGGTTCTAATTCAGAGGGGATTCACGTGTGGCTATCTCTATCTGAGGTCGAGATGGCTGATCAAAGCGTCCTGCAAAACCTTTGAAAAGTTGATGTTCTGTTTTTCCGCGAAGGTATTGAGCCATGCGGGAATCGTCAGGTTTTTGCGGACGGCCTTGTCCCCGTATTTTTCAGCATAGCTGTCCATATCAAGCGCCAAAAGACTGACAAACCCGCCTTTTGGGGCTGATACTGCGTCAGGGCGGCTCGCCGGGGGAATGGGGTTTCCGTCCTCCAGCTCGTCGAGCACCCAGCCGGACGCGGCGTCCTCGGCCATCAGGATTGCATCGGCAAGAGTGTTTCCTTCCGTAACGCATCCGGGGAGATCTGGAACGGTGACGGTATAGCCTTCCCCGTTTTCAAAAGGGACAAGGCAGGCGGGGTAAACAAGTTTCATGTCTGGGCCTCCTTTTCAATTATGCCCGCGGGGCTTATTTCAGCCCCGCCTGCATCAGGATGGAATCTGCGGTTTTTCGGTCAAGGTCGCCGCCATGCTGTGGGATGGTAACCTTCCCCGGTTTCATGGGATGCTTGAAGTGCTTGTGCGAGCCTTTGGTGTTTTTGTGATACCAACCGTCCGCTGTTAGTATCTTTTCAAGTTCTCTGGCCGTCATACCGTTTCCTTCTTACAATTATATTATACGCATAATGCGCATAAACGTCAAGCGTTTTTATAAATTTTTCTGAACATATAAGCTAAGCAGGCGGAAGGAGGTGAGCTGATGGCGCGGCCGTCAAAACCGGTGATCGTTCTTGAGATGGAAGGGCGGTCGCACCGGACAAAAGAAGAACTGAAAACGAGGCAGGCCGGGGAAGCACAGACGCTCTCCGGCCTGCGACTTTCCGAGCGGCCGGAGGTCAAGACGGACGCCGCTGCGCATCGGGAATTTCTGCGGCTGAAAAGTTGCTGGGCGCGATGGAAAAGGACGACGCGGCATACACCGGAATCATCAACCGATACTGTCAGATTTACGCGGAATGTCTTTCGCTTTCCGAGCGGCGCGAACGGTTCGAGCTGGGAATCGAAGAACTCCGGGAAGGGTATGGCCGCGGAGAAATTGAAGCCGGACAGTATTATAAATTGCTGCGCGACATGCAGAAGAATATCAACGCTGTGGATAAAATTGCGGATTCCAAGCGGCAGATGCTGCTCGCGATTGAAAAAGAATGCTGTCTGACGGTGGCGGCGGCGCTGCGTGCGGTGCCAAAAAAGCCATCTGAAAAAGAGAACACCGACCCGATGGCCTCGCTGCTGGGGCGGCGGGCATGAGTGAAAGGGAGGATAAAGAAGTGGAAAAGGTTAAAAAGTGCCTGAACTGGTTTGCAAAAAACATTCCCAAGGCCGCGCCGGATCTTTTGGCGCTGGCCGGAGGGTATCTGGTCGCGCAGGGCGCATGGATGATTTACCCCCCCTGCCGGAATGATCGTCGGCGGGCTCATTGTGATTGCAGCGGCGGTCATCGTTGGAAGGGCGGGTGAAAGCGGATGATTTTTGACAAGGGTATTCGGAGGATGCGCAATGAGACGCAGTTTTTAACGATGGATGACCCCGCCGGATGGCGGACGAGAGCCCCGGACAGCTCAAAAAGCGGAGCCATGAAGCTGTCGGCGGTCAACCGCTGCGTAGAGGTTCTTTCCGATTCGCTGGCCAAGCTGCCCAGTTATATCATGCTGGAAGGGGACAAGCGGCGGCTTGACACACACCCGGTGCTGAACCTGCTGGAAGGGCGTCCGAATGAGCTGATGGCCCCCGCGGTTTACAAAAAGCTGATGGAGGCAAACCGCCTGCTTTGCGGAAACGCCTTCGCGCTGATCGTCCGCTCGGGATATTCGGCGCGCCCGGTGGAGTTGCTCCCCATACCGGGAGAGCTGGTGCAGCTCCGGTTCGATGACAACGGGCATCTCTGGTATGTCTGCACCAACCCGAAAACAAAGGAGCGCCGCAGAATCCCGCAATGGGACATGCTGCATTACAAGGCATTTTCCTACGATGGGATCACCGGCGTTTCGGTGCTTTCCCGCGCGGCCGACGTGGTAGCGACCGGGAGGGCGGCGCAGTAGTATGAGGGCAGCTTCTACGGGAAGGATGCGCGGCCTTCCGGCGTGCTGACGCTCAGCGGCAACATCGACAAGGAAGCCAAGGACAAAATCCGCAGGGAGTGGGAAGAAATTCACTCCGGGGCGGACAAGGCTTTCCGCATTGCGGTGCTTGATCTGGGGATGCAGTACGCCCCGATCGGGGTCAGCCAGCGTGACGCACAGTTTGTGGAATCCAAGGCGGTGACAGTGGAGGATATCGCCCGATTCTTCGGAGTTCCGCTGCACAAGCTGATGGCGGGAAAGCAGGCTTACAATTCGAACGAGCAGAACTCCATCGAGTACGTCAACGGAACAATCTCTCCGATCGCAATCCAATGCAATCAGGAGGACACTGCTAAGCTGCTGTTCGATTCGGAGATTGCGCGGGGGATGCGCGTCAAGCGGAACCTGCTCGCTGAATTGCAAGGCGACGTGAGAAGCAGGGCCGAATGGTACAAGGCCATGCGGGATACGGGGGTGTTTTCTCCGAATGACATCCGGGCTTTGGAGGATATGCCGGAGGTCGATGGCGGCGACACCCGATACGCGAGCCTCAATTTTGTACTGCTTGACCGCTTCGACGAGCTGTCGGTCTTGCGAAACGCGGGCGGCGCAGCGAAAGGAGGAAACGAATGAGGAAAACTGTAAGAAACGGGATCCCGGTGATCGGGATCACCGGCGAAATCGTACCGAGCGCGGACGCGGAATTCTACCGCTGGTTTGGCATTGACTGCACCTGTGCAAGAGACGTCCAACGGGCGCTGGCGGACAGCGGCGGAAGCCGGACGGTTATTGTAGAGATCGATTCGCCCGGCGGCGCGGTTACCGAGGGCGCGGCGATTTATACGGAGCTGATGAATTATCCAGGAGAGCTTCAGATTGAGATCACCGGACTGGCCGCTTCGGCGGCGTCGGTCATCGCGCAGGCCAAGGCAAAGAAGGATGCGAAATGCCGCATCTCGCCGGTGGCGTTGATGATGGTTCATAATGTGCAGATGAGCGCCGACGGCGACTACCGCGACATGGAGAAGGCTTTGGAGGTTTTGCAGACGGCCAACCGGGCGATTATCAACGCCTACCGCCTCTCGACGGGAAAAACGGAGGAAGAGATCGCGGCGTTGCTTGACGCGGAAACGTGGTTTTCGGCGCAGGAGGCGGTGGACGCCGGGCTGGCTGACGAAATTATGTTCGCGGATGGCGCGCCGGGCGTGTTGGAGCCCGCGGCCGCAGGCGCAATGAAGGCGCAGGCGAGATCGCTGATCAATCGGGCGCCGGTGCTGCCGCGTGAGCTGATCGACCGGCTGAAAGCCGAACAAAAGGCAAAAGAGGACGCAGAGGAAACAGAAAAAGCCCGGGTGATGCTTCAAATCGAGCGGGCAAGATTTTAAGGAGGATTTTCAAAATGGAAAGAAAGCTTTATGACGCGATCACCAGGAGATCTGCTCTTCTCGACGAGGCCAAGGACCTTCTCGACAAAGGCAACATGGAAGGGTACAAGGCCAAGATGGCCGATGCAACCGCCATGAACGAGGAAATTGAGGCGATGCAGGCGCTCGCCGCCGAGCAGGGCCGCTTCGACGCCGGAGACAAGGGCATGAAGGAGCTGCACGACGGTCTCAAAGCCAAAAAGGAAGAGGCTGCTGAAATGAACGCTCTCGACGCCGCCCGCTCGGGCAACGAATACGTCCGGGCGTTTGCCGACGCGCTGAAAAACGGCGTGAGCGTCAAGACGGGGCGCGGCGTGGAAGCCTATAACCCGCTTTATAACGCCCTGACGACCGGAGGCGGCAGCCCGGCGGGTTCGGACGGCGGATTCCTTGTGCCGATTGAATTTGACAACATGATCCACCGCCGGATGAAGGATTTCATCCGCCTGTCCGACTATTTCAACATCGAGACTGTTTCGGGCCTGACCGGCTGGCGGGCCGTTGAGAAGGCAAAGGCGTCTGAAGGGCTGAACCTGATTGCCGAAACCGGGACGATCAGCCCCGACGATCAGCCGTCCTTCGAGAAGGTCAGCTACTCGGTTAAGAAGTACGGCGATATCATCGTAGTGTCGAGCGAGCTGATGGAGGACAACACTGCCGGTCTGATGCAGTATCTTTCGGAATGGTTTGCCCCCAAGGTGGTCCTCACCGAAAATACCCTGCTGCTGGCGCTGCTTGACGGGTTGTCCGCTTCCAACATCACTTCGGGCAGCGAGGTCAAGGATATCAAGAAGGTGCTGAACAAGGGGCTTAATACCGCATACAGCCGCAGAGCGGTGCTGCTCTGCAATCAGGACAGCTACAACCACCTCGACGAGCTGGAGGACGCCAACAAGCGAGGCTTGCTGGTGCCAGATCCCACTGCGCCTGACGCCTACCGCTTCAAGGGCCGTCCGGTTACCTACGCCGACAACGACCTGCTGCCGAGCCGCACCGTCTCCCAGTCCGGCGCGACCAAGGGCGACTATTATATCCGATTTACATCGGCGATTTCAAGTCGTTCGGCACTCTGTTCCGCCGCAAGGCGCTGGAATTTGCATCGACCAACATCGGAGGAAGCGCATGGAGAACCGATACCACCGAGGTGCGCGGCATTGTGCGGATGGATGCGCAGAAGATGATCGCTGAAGCTGCGCTCAAGCGTGAAATCTTTATCGCGGCAGCGACCTGATAGGGGGAACGGCGTATGGCGGAGATGATATCGGAGCTGGTATCCAGCGACGAGCTGCTCGACTGGCTCGGGGCGGGGGAGGAATCCTTCGGGATCGTCTCCGCCCTGCGCGCCTCGTCGCTGGAAAGCCTGCACCGGGCGACGGGAATCGACTGGGCGGTGCAAACCGGACGTTTGGAGACAGCCAACGAGGCGATCCGCACGATGGTCTATCTGTCGTTTCATGGGATGCGGAATCCCGACGTCAAAACGGATGTTCTGGAGCGCCATTTAACCGGGCTGATGATTCAGCTTCAAAACGGAGGCGACGCAAATGAAAACGCCGATGGATAAGCTGATACTGCTGCGGGTTAAGGCATCCGGGGATGTCGTTTCGTTTCGGGAGAGCGGGACCATCTGGGCGTCGGCCGAGCTGACGGACAAGGCGAGCCTCTTTTCCAAAGTGGGGATAGGGGTGCGGTCGGTAAAGCTCTCCACAGTGCCTCGCGGGGATCTCACCCTGCACGACGCACTGCGATGGAAGGGCAGGCATTTATTTCTCACTTCGATCACGACGGTGAATCCCGCCAACGCGGAGATTACCGCCGCGCTGATTGAGCCGGCAGCCTGTGCCGCGACAAGGCCGGAGAAAGGAAAGGATGGTCAGGGCAAGCTCTGCTACACGCAGAAGCCGCTCTGTTTGTTCCCGGGGTTTTTGACGGAAAAATATCTCGGATTCGTCCAGAGGGAGCCGCAGGGGCAGGTGGAGCATCGTCTGGTGCTGGTAACCCCCAAGGCGGTAACGCTGAAAACGGGGGATCTGGTCAATACGGACGGCGGCGTCTACGCGGTGCGCGTCTGCTACCTGCTGGATGAGTTCAAAAACGAATATGAGATCGCTAACACAAAGGAGCCGTAACGATGCAGGAAATCGGGCTGAGAGGGCTTGAGAGAAGTTTTGATAAGCTGCTGGAAGAAATCCCCGAGCGCCGCCGAGAGCTGCACGAGCGGGTCGGCAGAGCGGTGCAGCGGGAGCTTCAAAGGCAGATCGCCGCGTCGGGAATCAACGATTCTTCCGGCAGGGTGCGCCGCTGGCAGGTGGTACATGTCGGCACAGGCGGCGGGTACGCGGCGGTGCGGCCCGAAAAGGGAAAGACCGGGGCCGACAGCCCCGGCGCAATCACCAACTATCTTGAGGGCGGGTATCGGATTGCTTCCCCGCGCGGGGGAAAGAACTACCGCCCCCCGCTGCGGGTGTCCTATGTCAGCGGGTATCACTTCTACGCCAACACCTCAATGCGGGCCGAGAGCATTGCCATCGGAGAAGCGGAGGCGTGGGCGGACGAAATCGCGCGGGAGCTGGAGGCGAGCCTATGATCAACAAAAACGATATTTTCGACGCGCTTGCGGCGGCGCTGGCTGCAAAATGGCCCGGATGGGACCTGCACCGCAATCTCTGCCCGGCGGAATTTACGCGGCCCTGCTTTCTGCTGGAAGCGCCGCGAATCAGCCGCAGGGACGCCAACGCGGGGCTGATCGAAGAGACGGCATATCTTACCGTCACCTGCTTCGGAGAGGCGGATGACTACGGCAACAGCGACGTCGACGAGCTGGCGCAGATGCAGGCCGACGTGATCGATCTGTTCCGGGCGGGGTATCTCAGGGTATCCGACCGGGCGGTAAAGTTTTCGGCCAGTGAGGGCGGCATGGATTTCGACCGCGCGTGGGTCGATTTGCAATGCCGCTATTTTGAACAGCGGGGACCGGAACCGGTGCTGCCGCTCATGCAGGAAATTCACACGAAAACAAGGGCATAAGACACGCGTTCCCGCCAAAGTGGCCGGCCGAATGGCTTCGGCCGCTTTCGTCTATGGGGGAGACAGCGAGTTTTTAGAACGAAGTGGAGAAAACGAGCGTCATGCGGGGGCTAAGCCCCCATGAAAGCCCAGTGAGCAAGCTCAAAAAAACTAACAGGAGGGATAGCTTTGGGACTTCCAAACATCAGCATCACATTTAAGACTACTGCCGCTGCGGCGATTGCGCGCAGCGAGAAGGGAGTTGTCGGACTGATTCTGCGGGACAGCACGACCGCTCTGCAAAACAAAGGTTTTGTCATTCACTCGGCGGCGGATATTCCGTCCACGCTGGCGGCTGACAACGCCGCCTATATCAAGCGGGCGCTGATTGGATATGTCAACCCGCCGCGCAAGGCAGTGGCCTATGTGCTGGCGGCGCGCGGCGAGAGCGATACCACCGGCGCAGGCGATATTTCAGACGGCACCGGCTACTTTGAGACGCAGGGCGATATCGATTATCTCTGCGGCCCCGCGGACTGCACCAGCGCCGAGGCCGCGGCGATTGCGGCCTGGGTGAAGGGCCGCCGGGCAAACGACCACAGCATCATCAAGGCGGTACTGGCCGATCAGGAAGCCGATTCTGAGGGAATTATCAATGTAATTGTTACCGGAGCAAAGGATTCCAGCGGGGCGATTACCGATACCGCGCTCTGTTCGCGGATCGCGGGGCTGATCGCGGGTACGCCGATGACCATCTCCTGCACCTATGCGCCGCTGCCTGAACTGACGGACATCGCCCGCCTCTCCGCTGAGGATGCGGACACCGCGGTGGACGCCGGGGAATTTATCCTGATCCACGACGGGGAAAAGATCAAGGTCGCGCGCGGGGTCAACAGTCTGACCACTACCACGCAGGACAAGGGAGCGGCCTTCAAGAAAATCAAGATCGTCGAAGCGGTGGACATGATCGGTCATGACATCCGGCTCACCTGCGAGGACAGCTACATCGGCAAGTATGCGAACAGCTACGACAACAAATGCGTGCTGATCGCCGCGATCAAGGGTTATCTGGAAGGGCTTGAGCTGGCGGGCATCCTCGCCGCGGGCAAATCGACCTGCGAAATCGATCTCGCGGCGCAGGAAAATTACCTCAAATCGAAGGGGACCGACACCTCCGCCATGAGTGCGCAGGAAATCAAGGAGGCCAACACCGACGATCAGGTGTTCCTTGCCTGCTCGGTGAAGATTCTCGACGCGATTGAGGATATCTCGATCAATGTGACGATCTGACGAAAACGCAGGGATAGACAAACAAACAGCGCCATGCTATGATAAACATGGCGCTGTCGCATACGGCAGGCGGTTAGCTCACTCCCCGGGAAAGGGGGTGAGGCCGATGGTAACATATGAGGGGCTTTTTGCTTTTTGTCTGGTACTTATTGGCTTGGCTGCTCTTTTGAGCAAACAAAAATAACCGCCCCAACTCCAATTAGTGCGGTTACTTTTGTAACATAAACATTTGGAGCTAACCGTCTGCTGACAGCGCCCTTTGTATTTTCATTATAGCATGGCGGCACAGAAAGTCAAGGGAGGACTTTTATTATGGATGCTGCAAAGAGAGTTTTATCCGGCACCTGGGGTGAGGTGTGGCTTGAGGGCGAGAAGGTTTCCGAATGCTACGGACTTCAGGCGAAGATCACCTACAACAAGGAGGACGTCGCCCTCTGCGGACAGATGGGCGTCGACTACAAGGTGAAATCCTACAAAGGGACCGGCTCACTTCGGATGCACAAGGTTTCCTCGCGGATGGCGAAGCTGATCGGCGAGAAAATCCGGGACGGGCAGGACGTGCGGTTCACCATCATCTCGAAGCTGGCCGACCCCGACAGCTACGGCGCGGAGCGCGTGGTGCTGAAAAACGCCGGGTTTGACGACCTGACGCTGGCCGACTGGGAGGCCGACACGCTGGGAAAGGTGGAGGCCCCGTTTACCTTCACCAACTACGAATACCTCGACACGATTACCGAAAACTAGACAAAAATACAGCGCCATGCTAGAATAAGCGTGGCGCTGCCATTTGCGGCAGGACGGTTGCTTCCCTGTTTGGGAGGTGATGGCCATATGTATGTTACATACGACAGCATGTTTGCTTTCGGTATGCTCATCGTTTCGGTCATCGCTCTGGTCGTTTCGATCAAGCGAAAGTAGTTCTAAAAAGAATTACTCCGTCCACGCCCTAGCAAGCTGACGGAGTAATCCACACAGTTTCGGGGAAGCAACCGCAAACGGCAGCGCCCTTTGTGTCTTTATTATAGCAGGGCGGCGCAGAAAGTCAAGGGAGGACTTTTATGCCGGACGTATTGGATTTACTGATGGGGCTGGATCAGGCGAGGCTGCCCGAAAAGAAGGTTAAAATCAAGCGCCTTTCGAAGGAGTGCGGCGAGCCTGTGGTGTTCTCGCTGCGGGCGCTGCCCTATAACCGGGTGGCGGAGATCAAGGAGGCGTCTTCGGAGGACATGGCGATCGATATCCTGCTGGCGGGAGTGACGGCCCCCAACCTGCGGGACAAGGCTCTGCTGGAGAAGCACCGCGCCCCGACCCCTGCCGAGCTGGTGAAGAGCCTGCTGCTTCCGGGGGAGATCGAGGACCTTTCCCGCGAGGTGGAGCGGCTTTCGGGCTACCGGACGGCAACGCTCGAGGAAGTTAAAAAAAACTGAATAAAGACCCCCGGCTGATGCTGCTGTATTTTCTGTTTCGGGAGAAGAACATCACGCCGGGGGAGTTTTATCAAAAGTCTCCGGGAGAACGGCTGCTGCTGACGGCGTTTTGCCAGAAGGAATTAGAGGGGCGAAATAAACCTTGACTTTTGCATACCGGTCCGTTATAATCATGGTATGCAAAGGAAGTGATCCGGTGGAAAAGATGGGCAGGCCGACCGACGCGCCCAAGCGGGTGCAGATTGCGATTCGTTTTGATGAAAAGACGCTGGCGATTCTCGACCGTTTTTGCGAGAGGGAAGGCATCAGCCGGGCTGAAGGGGTTCGGCGGGCGGTGGCGAGACTGGAGGGGGAGAAATGTCAAGCATATTCTTCGGATTAGCCGCAGCCATAATTTGTTTTTCTGTTTTAATATTTGGAATAAAGAAAGCGTCGGAATGGGAATTTATAGCAGATGAAGAACGTATAAAATATAAAAAAATACAATGGGCCGCAATTTTAGTGGTCTGGATCCTTATAGCGTTAGCTCTCAGATGACTTTATCCCCGCAACAAGGATCGTTTTGCCCCGCTTGTGCGGGGCTTTTTCATGCCCGGAAGGAGGGACATTTATGGGCAGGGACGTTTCTATCGCTGTTTCCGCGAAGGACAATTTCAGCGATGCTATCACTAAAATGCGCAACGCAGGCATTCATTTCAACAAAAATATTGAGGAAATGCAGGCGCAGCTCAAGGCGCTCAATTCGAACCGTGCAACGCTGAAGTTAGATACGGATGCGGCTCGCAAAAATTTACAGGGGCTGCAAAAGCAGATCGCCGATACGCGCAAAACCTCGAAAGATGGAGTTGTCAGCGAAGAGCTGCTCAAAAAACTTGACGAGGCCAATGAAGAATACGAGCGGATGCGGCAAAATCTGAGCCTGCTCGACAAGTCGGCCAAGGAGACCGAAAAATCGCTCTCTAGCGCAAGTGGAGTGTTTTCTAAGCTGGACAACCGAGCAGGTGCGGGAGGCGCAAAGAACAGTATTTTGTCAGCGTTTGCTGCTTCGGGCCTCGCGGATATGGCAAAAGATTTAGGCGGTAGCTTTGCAAACGCTTATATATCAAGCGCGTTCGGTTCTGAAAAAGGGACGATGTTTTCCAGCGCGCTTTCGGGCGCCGCCTCTGGTGCGGCAATAGGTTCCATGATTCCGGTCATCGGGACAGTAGCAGGCGCTGCAATAGGCGCTGGGGTCGGTACCTTAAAAGGCGCAGTAGAGGTTAAGGGCCAAAAGGACGAAGCCTTCAAAAATTATCGTGGTGAGCAGATTTCCGCCCAGCAGGAGCGCATGGCCGCCGATCTGGAGATGGGAACCTCCATCGCCGCGCAGCGGGAGCTTGACAAGATTGCCTTTGACAAAATCCTCAAGGGAGATTCGACCGATACCCTCGAGGCCGTCAAAACGATGGCCAACACCACACCGTTCCTGTACGAGGATTTGAAGGGCATCACCAAAACCCTTGCGACCTACGGCACGACCGACCCGGAGGCGATCAAAAAGCGTCTGACCCAGATCGGCGACACCGGCGCGGCGCTCGGCATGAGCAGCGCGGACATGTCGATGGTAGCGGCCGGCCTCGGACGGATGCAGTCGAGCGGGAAAACGACCCTCGAATATTTGAATCTGCTCATTGAGCGGGGAATCCCGGCGGTCGATTATCTGGCTGAGGCGATGGGCGCCAGCAATACCGAAGTTTACAACATGGTTTCAAAGGGGCTGATTCCCGGCGCGGAGGCGGCGGAGGCAATCGCAAATGCGATGGGCGAGGCCAATTCCGGCGCTATGGCGGAGATGGCCGAAACCTATTCGGGGATCACCTCCACTGTGCAGGGGCTGGAGCAGGAACGGCAGAACGCGCGCGGAGAAGGGTATATCGAGGAACGGTCAAAGGGGATGCAGGATCAGACGGAATACCTGCAAAACAACAAGAAAGAGATCGGCGAAACAGAGCGGTTGATCGGCCAATGGGAGGCGAGCCTTGATAACGAGCGCGACGCAATCCGGCGCGAAAAAGAAGCGGAGGCGTATGAACGCATCAAGCGGGACGGTTTGACCGGGGCGGAGGCGGGCCGGGTTCTGGCCGAAGCGCGGATTGCCGCCGAGGCTGAGTACAACGCGACCGACGGAGCGCAGCTCAAGCTCGAAAGCGAGCTTCTGCTGACCGAGAACGTGACGTCGATGCTGGCGGAAAACCCCCGGTTCTGGGATGCAAACTACCGGCTGGGAATCGAGGCGTCGAAGGGAATAGCCAGCGGAATTCAGAAAGGCCTGACAACCGAAGAACTCTACGGGGTCCCGTTTTCCTACGAGAGCGCGGTTAGCGGGGATTACGGCGCGGGAAACGCCTACGGCCTTTCCTACGTGCCGTATGACAATTATCCCGCCCGGCTGCATGAGGGCGAGCGGGTGCTGACCGCCGCCGAGGCGAGGGCCTACAACACCGGGAGCGGCGGGGCCGTCGTTCAAAAGCTGGCCGACACCATTGTTGTGCGCGAGGACGCGGACATCGACCGGATTGCCTCCGAGCTGGCGAGGAAGCTGCGGGAGATGCAGATGGTGAGTTGACACGCGGAAATCCCGCGTGATAGAATGGCGGCGGATGCTGTCGCATACGGCGGACGGTTAGTCACTTCCCTAAGAGGGGAGGTGGTGCGGATGGTTACATATTCGGAACTGTTTCAGTTTTGTCTTGTAGTCATTGGCATTGTGGCTCTGGCTTTTCAGAGCAAACAAAAATAACCGCCCCATCGTCCAAATGTAGCGGTTATTTTTGTAACTCTTTTTGGACTAACCGTCTGCTGACAGCATCCCTCTGTATCTTTTATTATATTCATTTGCGCCGCTCTGTCAAGGGCGGCTTTTTGCTGCGCGAAATGAGGTGAAGCATGCGAAAATTTATCATCAAGGCGTCCGGACAGATCACGCTGCCGGTCACGCCGGAGAGCTTCGAGGTCTCCTATGGGCGGCATACCGAGACGGTCAACATCCATGAAGTCGGGGATGTGAACCTGCCCGGTGGGATGGCGCTGGGGACGATCAAGGTCGGGTGTATGTTCCCGGAGAACGATTACCCGTTCGCGCTCGATTCCGGCGAGCCGTATGAGTATGTCGAGCGGATCGAGAAGATCATCAAACGAAAGAAGCCGGTGCGCTTCGTCGTATCTGGCACCGGAATCAACGAGCGGGTGCTGATCGAGGAAATCAGCTACGGCGAGCGGGACGGCACCGGGGACGTGTATGCGACGATCACCATGCGCGGATACCGCAAGGTGTCGGCAGGCCGGACAGCAGCGGTCGGTGCGATTGCGGTTCCGGCTGTCACAAGTCCGGCGGTGAACCTGCCGAGGGAAAGCGATACGGATGCGGCCGCGCCGGTGCAGAAGCGGCGAACCTACAGGGGGACAAAGTACCAGTCCTATGCGGAGATCGCGCGGAACGTGTACGGCGTGAATGACGGAAATGAAATGTACCGGCTGGGGCTTGCTCTTTCCCGGTACAACAACAGTGAAAAGAACACCGTCCCGGCAATGCTGTTTTCGGATCAGACGATCGTATGCCCGCCGCTGGATGTTCTCAACAATGTCGGGCGCACCGACAAGAGGACGCTGCTATGACACTGACATTAACCAACTCCTCCGGGAGCTTCGACATCACAAAGCTGGTATCCACCGTTCAGTGGTCCGGGAGCTGCACCCAGTGCGCCCGGACCCTTTCTTTTGGACTGCTGGCAGACGGCGCGCCGGACTGCTCTCTGGGATGCCATGTCAGCATGAGCGATAACGGGACGGGCCTCTTCACCGGGATTGTTCTCACCCGGACCCGCTCGACCGCTTCGCAGGTCATCGACCTGACCGCCTTCGACTACGGGATCTATCTCAAACAGAACCAGACGAGCATGAAATGCGTGCAGATGACCCCCGAGGCCGCTGCCGCCGCTGTCTGCGGGGAGTTCGGGATTCCGATGGGGCGCCTTGCGGCGGCGGGGGTTCCGGTAAGCCGGAAGTTTTTCGGAAAAAGCCTCTATGAGATTATCATAACGATGTACACCGAGGCGGCGAAGCAGACGGGGAAAAAGTATTTCGTGCGCTTTTCGGGGACGTCCCTCAATGTGCTGGAGAAGGGTGCGGCGGGGCGAATCCTCGTGGTGAAGGGAGGCTCCAACCTGATCGACGCCTCCACCACCGAGGACGCGCAGCGCCTCGTCAACCGGGCGGCGGTGTACGACCAGAACGAAAACCTTCTGTCCGTTATGGAGGACGCGGCGAGCGAGGCCCTCTACGGCGTGATGCAGAAGGTCGTGAAGCGGAAGCAGGGGGAGGACGCCAACGCGGCCGCCGCAGACCTGCTCAGGGGTTCCGGCCCGGAACAGAAGATCACCGTCAACTGCCTCGGGGATGCTTCCTGCACCTCGGGCGGATCGGTCATGATGCAGGAGAGCACGACCGGCCTCTGCGGACGGTTCTTCATCGATTCGGACGTCCATCAGTGGAGGAACGGCGTTTATACAAACAAGCTGGTGCTGAATCTCAACGCCGTCATGGATGAAAAGAGCGCCGGGGAGGAACTGGCAGCTTCCGGCGGTTCGTCCGGTTCCGCGCAGGGCGGCGCCGGGGAATACCAGAAATATCTTGACAACCTGCACAGCAGGGCGTCCGGTGAGGGAGGATGACATGCAGGATAATCCGTATCAGGCCATGCTTTCTGTGATGGGAGGCGAGGCGGGCCGTCAGTTTCTGCCGATGGTGCGAACCGGCGTCGTCGTCTCGGTTTCGCCGCTCACCGTACAGTCCGGGGATTTGACGCTGGACGCGGGCGATCTGCTGATCGATCCCCGACTGCTGGCGCGGGAGCGTGCGGTTACCGCGTCGGGCCTCGAGGGGACGGCGGACTTTCCATCCCCGCCGGGGACCGGGACGGGCTTTTCCAACGGCTCGGCCTCCCTGACCGCACAGCTTCCCGGAGAACTCGCCGCAGGCGACCAGGTGGCGCTGATTACCCCCGACGGGGAGAGGTTTATTATTTTGTGTAAGGCGGTGGCTTTGTCATGAGCTTATTCCCCATCATCCAGCCGGAGACGGCAAAACAGACGGCAGGCCTGCCGCTTTGCCGGGAGGTCAAATGGGACTATGAAAACAATATCCCCGTCTGGCGCGGCGGCGAGCCTGTCATCGTCAGCGGCGCGCAGGCGGTGCTCTCGTGGGCTTACCGGGCTTTGCAGGTCCCGCGGTACCGCTTTGCGGTTTACACATGGGGCTACGGCAACGAGTGCGAAAGCCTGATCGGGACGGCCTACACCGACGAACTCAAGCAGGCGGAGGCTGCGCGGTATGTCCGGGAATGCCTGCTGGTGCACCCGTACATTTCGGAGGTATCGGAGGTGCGGGTGAAATTTGACGAGGGGACGCTGCGGGTCTCATGCGTCCTCGAAACGGTTTACGGGGAGGTGGACCTTGATGTTTGAAAGCATTACGCCGGAAACGGTCAAGCAGAATATTTATGACGCGCTGAAGGCGTCCGGCGTCGAAGTGGAGACCCGGGAGGGCAGCTATGCGGACGCGCTGATCGGCCCTGCGGCGCTGGAAATCTGGAAGGTTTACGCGGGACTGGACGCAATGCTGCCGATCGTCTATCCGACCGAGGCGAGCGGAGAATATCTGGACATCCGGTGCGCTTATTACGGGATCGCCCGCAAGGAGGGAACCGCGGCAAAGGTCACGCTGACCGTATCCGGCCGGGACGGCGTGCAGGTGCCGAAGGGTTCGGCGTTTCTGACCGTTTCGGGGGTGCGGTTTCTGACCGACGCGGCGACGGTGATTGCGGGCGGGTCGGCTCAGATCGCCGCGACGGCGGCCGAGGCCGGGATCACCGGCAACGTAGCCGCGGGGGAGATTACGCGGCAGCTCACCAGCATTTCGGGGGTGACGGCAGTGACCAACGAAGCGGAGGCATCCGGCGGAACCGACCCGGAAACCGACGCGGCGCTTCTCGGGCGGCTGCTCACCCGGCTGCGGGAGGCGGCGACCTCCGGCAACGCGAGCCACTACAGGCAATGGGCGCTGGAAACCGACGGCGTGGGAGCGGCGAAGGTGGTCCCGCTCTGGAACGGCGCCGGGACGGTCAAGGTGCTGATCGCGTCGGCGGGGATGGGTCCGGTGGACAGCGCCGTAACGGCGGCCTGTGCGGCGCACATCGAAAGCGTGCGCCCGATTGGCGCGGCGGTAACGGTGCAGTCGGTCAGCGCGACGGCCATCAACGTTTCGGCAGCGGTAAGCGTCAGCGCCTCCACTACCGTCGGGGCGGTTCAGGCGGCTTTTGAAGCCGCTTTGGCCGAATACCTGCAAAGCATCTCCTTTGAGCAGTATACCGTCCCCTACACCCGCATCGGATACCTGCTGGCGGGAATCGACGGTGTGCTGGATTATTCGGGGCTTACCGTCAACGGCGGGACTGCCAACATCACGATCGCGGAGGACTGCGTGCCGCAGGTGGGGACGGTGAGCATCCATGCTGATTGAGCTGCTGCCCGGGTTTTACGGGCTTTGCCGGGAGACAAAAGCGATTGAGGATGCGCTGGAAAAGGGAATTTCCGGCGTGCAGGCGGCGCGGGACGACTGCCTTTTGCAGCTTGACCTCAATACCGCGACGTGGGGTCTGGATTACTGGGAGGACGCCTACGGCATCCCCCGGGAAGCGGGAAAGGATTACGCCTACCGCCGGACGAGGCTCCTTTCCAAGATGCGCGGCAGCGGCACAACGACCGCCGCGCTGATCCGGAATGTGGCCGAAAGCTTCACGAACGGGCAGGTTGAGGTCATTGAATTTCCCGAGGCGGATGACGTGCGGCTGCGCAATGTCTTTCACATCCGGTTCGGGCAGATCGGCATCCCGCCGAACCTCGACGACCTCAAGGCGGCGGTGGAAGAAATCAAGCCCGCGCACCTGAAGGTGGAATACATCATCGCCTATCGGACCAACAGCGAGCTGCACCGGTACACCCACGCGCAGCTTGGCCAATACACCCACGCGCAGCTGAGAGAAGGAGGGAATCTGACTTGACAACAACAACCAACTACAATCTGAAAAAACCGGCGCCGGAGGAATTTTACAACGTTGCGGATTTCAACGCCAACGCCGACACGATTGACGCCGAGCTGAAGGAGGCGGAGGACCACCGGGGCGCAGCCAACCCGCACAGCGGATCGGAGGGCCTAATCAAAAACGCAGCCACAAAGGACACTCCCGCCGACGCGGACAGCGTGGCGCTGGTCGACTCGGCGGACAGCAGCAAGACCAAGCGGGTGCTGTGGAGCCGGATCAAGGCGGTGCTCGGGGACGTGTTCGCGTCAAAATCTCATGGCACGCACGTCACCTATTCGACCGCAGCGCCGGTCATGGACGGGACGGCGGCGGCCGGATCCGCCACAACGGTAGCGAGATCGGACCATGTGCACCCGACCGATACCAGCCGCCTTGCGGCCAGCCAGAAGGGTGCGGCCTCCGGGCTGGCCACGCTCGACGCTAACAGCAAGGTGACGGCGGCGCAGGCAAGCGCACGTG